GAACAGGGGCGTCATCGTTACCGACCAGCGGCATGTGGTGCTGCTCGCCGCCGGCGGCGATCCGCGCAAGATCGCCTGGAGTGATCAGGAGAACCCCAGTGTCTGGCTGGCCGATGTCACCAACCTCGCCGGCGACAAGATGCTGGTCACGCAGTCCTACGCGATGACGGCGGTGAAGGTCTCGGACGGCATCCTGATCTTCACGGCCAACGACTGCCACAAGATGGTCTACGTCGGCGCGCCTTACGCTTACGGCATCAGTCAGATCGCCACCGGCTGCGGGCCGGTCTCGCTCCGCGCCGTGGTCGGCATCGGTTCGTTTTACGCCTGGCCCGGCACGCAGACCTTCTGGTCCTATCAGGGAAATGTCCAACCCCTGCCGTGCCCGGTGCAGGACTGGTTCTACAGTCTCGTCAACCGGGACATGGCCGGTCGTGTTTTCGGTAGTCCCAATCCCGCCTTCACCGAACTCTGGTGGGACTGGCCGGATGAGGGGTCGCTCGACACCAACCGTTATATCGCGCTCAATTTCGCCGACCCGGCGCATCCATGGACGATCGGCGTGCGCGAGCGCACGGCGGCGGACCCCTCGGGGACGATGGATTATCCGGTCCTTGGTGGCCCGCTGGGCGCCGGGGGCGGCCTCTATCTCCACGAATACGGCTGGACCGAGAACGGCATCCCCCGCGCGCCCCTCGGCCTGATCTACGCCGAGAGCGGCGACATCGTCGCCGGCGAGGGCGATAAACGCTTTCACGTGAAACAACTCGTCTTCGACGCCGATGGCCCGCCGGATGTCCTGGGCTATCGTTTCTTCCCGCGCGAGCAGCCGCACGATGTCGAGAGCGAGTATGACACCGGTCTCTACACCGTCATCCATGGCGGGCTCATGGATATGCGTTTCTCAGGCCGTTCCGTTCGCATGAGGATGGAAGCAACCGCCGATGGCCCCTGGGCCGTTGGCCGCCCGCGGCTGGAGATGAAAGGCGGTGGCCGTCGATGAGCGTTCGTCCCGTCTCCCGCCCGCCCGCGCCGTTCACCGTTCCCGAGGGCGGCGATCTCGACCAGCGGCTGGCGGCCATCGCCACCGAACTGAATCGGAAAGCCAATGCCGGTCTGGCGGGGCCGGCCTTCCGGTTCGTGGGGCTCATCGCGCCGGATGGCTCGACTTATCGTTTAACGGTAGATGACGCTGGCGTTCTCCATACGGAACAGGTCCCAAGAATATGACCCTCCCAAAACGATCCACCCCAGAGCCGTTCGCTCTCGCGCATCCCCCGGTCATTCCCGCTCCGTCCCCAGACCCCATTCCGACCTTCGACGCGGTCAACATCCGCGCGACTGATGGCAGCGTGTGGCGCATCCGGGTGACGCCGATGGGATCGATGCTGCTGGATCGTATCGTTACCTGAATGTTATCACCTGAAGAGAAACGCGCGCGGTTCGAGAAGGCTCTCACCTCGGACGGAGGCACGCACGCGGTCGCCGACGTGATCGATCTCGTGCGCGCCGGTAAAGCCCAGTACTGGGAGCGCGGCGACGGAACGGTCATCACCGAGGTCCAGGCGTCTCCGCGCCGCCGCGTGCTCAACTACTGGCTGGTCTCCGGGAGGCTGCGCGACTGCCTCGATTTGCAAACGGAGATCGATGCCTGGGGCGTGGCCGAGGGTTGCACCATGGCGGCGGCCTGCGGCCTGCCGAAGTGGGAACCCATACTGGCGCGAGAAGGCTGGCGCCCGTGGCATCTGGCGAACTTCTGGAAGCCGTTGACCGGAGAGGAACAGGCCCGTGGCTAAAGGCGGCTCACAGACCACATCGACCCAGCAGTCGAGCAACTCCAGCACGCAGCTCCCGGACTGGTTGAGCAACGCCTCCCAGGAGGCGGTCAACCGCTCCGTCGCTTTGAGCAACCAGACGCCGACGCCTTACTACCAGGGCGAGCAGGTCGCCGGTCAGTCGCCCCTCACGCAACAGGCTTACAACCAGATCCAGGCGCAACAAGGCTCGGCCAATCCCGCCTTCGCCCAGGCCGCCGGCGCCTGGGGCAACCTGATCGGACAGGCCGCGCCGCAGACGGCGGGCGGGATCAACGACCTGTCGAACCAACTCTACGGCAATTACCAGCAGAACGTGATGAACCCGGCGCAGGGGCTGCTGGGCGGCTATCTCCAGGGCGGGCCGGCGACGGCGGGGCAGGTTGGCTCGAACGCCCAGCAACTCATGTCGCCGTATCAGCAAAGCGTCATCGATCCGATGATCCAGGCGGGCGAGCAGCAGCGCCAGATCGCGCGCCAGCAGATCGCGGGTCAGGCCAATAACGTCGGCGCGTTCGGCGGCTCCCGCCAGGGCGTCGCCGAGGGCGCGTCGGACGCGGCGATCCAACTCGGCACCCAGCAGCAGATCGGCAACCTGCTCAACCAGGGCTGGGGACAGGCGCTGACGCCCGCCTATGGGCTCGCCACGCAGGCGGGACAGCAGGGCTACAACGCCGCCACCGGCCTCGCGGGCATGGGTCAGGCGGGCTACCAGAGCGCCCAGGCGGCCGGTCAGGGCATCGGCAACCAGAACCTCGCGGCCGGTTTGCTCTCGGCGCAGCAACTGCCGGGTCAGGCGGTCACGCAGGCGAACCTCAACCAGCAGCAGACCGCCGGTCTCCAGGCGGCGGGGACCTCGCAGCAGCAGTATCAGCAGCAACTGATCGACGAGCAGATGGGCAACTGGGCGGCGCAGTATCAGCAGCCCTACCAGAACCTCTACACGCTGCTCGGATCGCTCGGCGCGGTGCCTTACGGCACCACCTCGACCAGCCAGGGTTGGGGCCAGAACACGCAGAAGACCGACCCCGGCCTGCTCAACACCATCGGCTCGTATGTTGGCATGGCGTCGAAACTGGCCAGCACGGGCGCATCAGTGGCGGCGATGTAGGAGCGGGTCATGGCATTCACCGACGCTGCATGGGGCGACATCGCACCCGCCACCACGGGCACCATGGGTGGCCCGATCGACAGCGGCACCTGGGGCGGTAGTGGCCCCGGCGTCAACTGGGCCGACGCGGCGAAGACATTCAGCGCGGGCGGTGGACAGGATGACATCACCAAGAACCCCGGCACGATCCCCTCCCTCGCGCCACCACAAATACAGACACCGCAGTCCTCGATCGGCCACGGGCGGGCGATGGACATCCGCGAATTGCTAAACATGCTGGCCGAAAAACAGATGCTGTATCAGCAGGCGGCGCACGGTCCGGTGGTCGCGGGAGGACCGCCACAACCCAAACCGCGGCCGCTCGGCCTGTTGGGGGTATAAGCCATGGCCGACGCGACAGCTGATACCGCCACACCCGATGTTTCCGGTCTGACACCGGAGCAGATCAACAAATACCTCACCCTGCTGCGTGTCGGGCAGGGCCTGCCGGATGTCCGGCCGGACCAGACGCCGGTCGATACCAGCGGTTTCTGGGGCGGCCTGCGCCACGGCATCTCCCTGCTTGGAGAGGCGGCCGGCTCACCCGGCCCCGGCGCCCTCGGCGCGCTGTCGCCAAAGGAGCGGGAACAGGCGGGCCTGCAATCGCTGTCGCGGTTCGGCACCGGACTGATGGCCGCCTCGCATTATGTTCCGGGGCAGACCCTCGGGTCGAACCTGGCACAGGGCTTCCAGGCGGCGGAACGCGGTTACGACACCACCGCGCGGCAGGCCATGGGGATGCTGGCGGCAAGGCAGAACTACGCCGTCGAGAGCCAGCACGCGGATCTGAAGAAGCTGCAGGCGGCGCTGCCGTTGTTGTCGTTGCAGCAGCAACTGACGGGCTCGGCGAATACGCAGAAACTACTGAGCGGTGAAGTGACGCCGGGGACCAATATCGGCTCTGGCGGGTCGATCGGCGGGCCGTTCATGGCCGCGCTGGCGGTCATCGAGAGCAACGACCAGAACATCGTCAGCCGGGTGGACAGCGACAGTAAAGGGAAGACCCTGGCGCAGGGCGGCAACCCCGACGAGATCAGTCAGGGCCACTACCAGATCAATCCAGGGACGTGGCGCCGCTACGCGAAGCAGGCCGGCGTCGATCCCGCTCAATACTCTACCCCAATGAAGGCGCCGAAAGAGGTGCAGGCCGCCGTCGCCTCGGTCATCCCGTTGTCCGCGTTCGGCCCGCGCACACAGAAGTTGTTGCGGGACCAGTTCGGTAATCTCGATAGCAATCAAACGATCGGTGCTCTCGCCGGCGCGCGTGCCGCGCCTTCCGCTCCCGGAACCGCCGCCGCTCCCCCAAAGGCGCCGCCGGGGCAGGCCCCCGCGCCGAAGGCCGGTGGCCTTCCGGTGGCCCCGGAGCCACCACTGGCCACCACCGCGCCCGCCCAGACGGCCCAGGGTCCAGAGGAAGGCGCCGTGCAGGTCGCGGGAAGAGATGTTGGATCGCCAACCTCCGGCGTCATCCCGACCCTGCCGCCCGCCGCCGCCGCCCGTTCCGCCGCTGATGTCACCGATATCGAGGCCGGCATGGCCAATGCCCAGGCCAACCCCCTGGTCCGCCAGCCTGGCGCCGTCGTCACCGCGCAGGCGGGCGGGCAGCAGCCGACGACAGCGGCGCAATACCCGCCCATCAAGATAGAGGGTGGCGTCGTCATCCCGCACCCTGGCTCTTATTCCGAGTTCCGCGCGCGTGAGTATGTCCCGCCGCCCGCCACCGAGGACTTCAATCCGAATCTCTCACCCGCGCGGCAGGCGGCGTTCGACGCGGCGCGGCGCGGCATTCAACAGCGGATCGCCAACCGCCCGAACCTGCCAGCGGCGGCGCAGGGGCCAGAGGGGACCAAGATAATCGAGGATCGCGCCGCCCTGGAGGCGAAGCTCCAGGAGGAGATGGCGAGTAAGGCCCAGGACGCGGCGGTCAAGAGATCAGCTTATGACAAGGAGCAGGACACTCGAATCCAGACACGTTACGAAAAAGAGGCTGATAAATACGACAAAGCGGCGGCGGCGCAGCAGGCGCACTCTCAGGCCATGACACTGAAAGAGAAAGAAGGCGAGATAAGCCGCCTCAACACCCGAGAGGGGTCGTTCGTTGAGAGCAATAAAATAGTTCGGGACATGATCGGTAAAGATGCCGTGGCGGCGGCGGGCCAGGTGCAGAGCCTGGAAGGGCTGCATGCCCTGTCGGATAACGTCGGCGACAAGAACACCACGCTGCAAAGCCTCGCCAACATCAAATACGGCGGTACGACACTGCTTAATCACCTGGCGAACATCGGTATTGCCTCCAAAGGCGACGCTGGACCGATCCAGATGTTGCAGAGCGGGATCTCCGGCGCGATCACGCAGCTACGGGCGGGCGTACAGATGGGCGCTTTGTCCGATCGAGATCTGAGCTTCATCGAGAGCCAGGGGCCTTCTCTTTACGAGGACCAGGCCACGCGAACGGCGGTGATCCGATACCTGCAACAGGCGGCGCGAGCCAAGATGCGGTTCAACACGATCTACCAGGAGCAGATGGCGCGGCCCAACATGGATTCAGGCACGGCGCTGGAGAAGACGCGCGAGATCATGGACGCGAAACATCCGATCGTGCCGCGAATGACGCCGGAAGTCGCCGCTGTATGGGCTGAACAAACACCGGAAGCGAAAGCCGCGCGGGCCAAATGGGCGAGAGAGAACAGTGTGAAACAGAACATGCTTGTCCGCCAGCCTGATGGCTCCCTGCTGTTGTTGAAATAGGAAAACGCGAATGGCGGACGACTGGGATCCCGGCGCGAGTTCCGTCCCATTCGGCCCCCAGGGTGGAGCCTCCACCCCGGCGGCCGAGGAGTATGACCCAGGCGCGGTCGCCAGCCCGTTGAAGACGGCTTACCAGGGTGGCAGGCCGGTAGAGCGGAGTATGATTGGTAATGCCCTCTCCGCGATAAGGGACAACATCGTCCCGAACCTGACCCCGACGGCGCCGCACTGGCCGGGGACGAGCGGGCCGCAACCGCTCTTCGATAAGCCGGTCGAGGCGCCATTCCTGACCGCCGTGGGCGAAGGCGCGCGCGGTGCCATCGACCAAGGCGCGGAGAAACTGGCGCGGCTCGGAGGGGCGATCCTGCCATCGAGTGTTACCGGCGCCCTGACCTCCCCGGAAGAGATCAGGGCCGACATCACGCGACGCGCCAAAGAATACCAGTCGAACCCGAACAACTACCCGGACAGCACCAGCTCGACGATCGGAAAGGGTCTCGGCGCGGGCCTCGTCTACGGAGGCCCTTTGACACGCCTCGGTGGCGCGCTGACGACATTGATCGGCCGCACGGGGGCGGCGTCCATCCCCGGCGTCTCTCGGGCGCTGGAGTATCTGGGCGGCACCGCCGAGGCGGCCAAAGGCGCGTCGCTGCCGGCGCGGCTGGCGACCCGAGGCACGTCACTGGCGCTGCAAGGCGGCGAGCTGGGCGGAGCCACGGCGGCCATCGAGGCCGATCCCTCGAAACCGCTCCTGCCCCAGGTGGGTGAAGGCGCCGCCACCGGCGCGCTCGCCAATCCGGCCATGGCGTCGGCCCTGAAGGTGCTGGGCTACCCCGCGAAGGCGGCGATCGGGAAGCTGCCGGGGATGGTGAATGAAGATATCGCGCCGCTGGCGGATCGTTTCATCACCCAATACGGGATCAAACTGGACCCAACGCAGCTGACCCAAAACCCAACCTACCGGCTGATGGCGGACCAGGCGGGCAAGCTGCCGTTCTCCGGCGCGGGAAACCGGATCGCGGAGG